CAGTTGCTCCCGTTGGTCCAGTTGCTCCCGTTGGGCCAGTTTCGCCAGTTGGTCCAGTTGCTCCCGTTGGTCCACTTGCTCCGGTCGGTCCAGTTGATCCTGTTGGACCAGTTGATCCTGTTGGACCAGTTGATCCATGAGGACCAGTTGGCCCGGTAGCACCAACTGAGCCCAGTCCACTGCTACTAAACGAAATAGAGGGAAGACTACTCCAGTGTGTTGATCCGTCTCCAACTTTTAGTATATTATTCGTATTATCATATCCCATTTCACCGCAGGCAAGAATTACGGGTGGTGTTGCAGTCCATTGTGCATTTGTCCCGTTGCGAACCTGTATTCGCATATTTCGAGTTGCCATGAATGACATTTTTATCTTATGATATAATTATAAACGAAATGTACTTTAAACTCTTCATCATGGCTGTCCTATTCTTTCTGCTCACTCCTGGAGTTGTGGTAGCGCTACCTCCGGGAGCGTCTCTACTCACCCAGGCTGCAGTTCACTCTTTAGTGTTTGTAGTCGTTCTGTGTCTTCTCAAGAGTTTCCGTGTTCTAAGCAAGAGTAGCTAAACGCTCTGTATAAACTCCCATTTTAAACTATCGCAAATCTTTTTCCATATTGTATCGTGCTCAATTAAGCGGTCTCGAGATTTGAGCAACGAAAAATATGTCTTATACTCGTCCAATTCTAGCAATTCAAAAAACTTATAGAGAATGTATGAGTAAGACAAAAAATTGGTTCTGTCATCAGGGCAGTATATCAAAAATGGAGACTGAATTTCTTGAAACATAGCCCGAATCTTTTCTTCAATTTCAGGTGTAATCGTTGGAGGTGGATTTCCATTTAATCGGGATAATATATGCGCTGCATGTTCATAGTATCTTGATCTGTTGAGTTTCTTGAGAATTTCTCGCATATCCTTTTCAGTTAGTTCTGCAATGTTTTGAATACGACGCTTCTTTACTTCGCAAATAACCTCATTCATAACTTCTTCCGGAATAAACGTACTTTCCTTTGCCTGAAATTGATTCAATATTTCATTCAAGTGATTGATCTTTTTATATGCATAGTTGTTTCGCTCCTTTGGAGGATCGCGGAAGCTAGACAGATCTGAAACAACCATCATATATTCTTCTGAACCGCAAGACGGACACACTAGGACTCCTTCAGTTGTAATCTCTTCTCTTGCAATATTACATCGCGTACAATGTTCGGACGTAACACTTGTTTCAGTTGCTGATGTCTGTATCTTCATGCGCAAAGTGTATTCCTCGAACAATTCCTTCTTAGATGTCGTTGTATTATTTGTGCTTGTTACCAAATATTTCAAAAACGTGGACTGATCGTTCAATAAATTCCCGGTTATATTTGTTTTTTCTTGAGTTCCGTAATATTTTAGCATGATATCGGCATTTTTCAGATAATATGATTCTAACCCGTTGATTTCTTCATATGTTTGCTTTAACTTTTCATATTCTTCTTTTAGCTTTGTCAGACGAACTATGTTATCTATATTTTCTATTTCAGATTGTATTGTTTTCATCTGCTCCTTAAGATCAGAATGATCTATCTTAAGCATTTTTGAAATAACTGAGTTATGAATAGAATCCAGTGTTCCACCTAGCTCATTCGATTGTGTTTTTGAAGTATCTTTATACTTCTTTGTTCGGAACACATTATCCATTTGTAAAGTGTCATTTAGCTTGTGAAAATGAATACACTTGATTTCTGTATGCTGGATTTGTCAGTGCACACGGCCGTTGCATGAGAATATTTTTTATAGATGCGAGGAACTCTAAGTTCAATCTCTTACACATAAAAGCAAGGCACAAATATCCACTGCGATTAATACCGCATTGGCAATGAACGTATATGTTCTTAGATCCTTCTTCCCGCAAAAACGCATGTATTGTTTTCTCGAAATCAATATACCAATCTAGAATATTTGCGTCCAAAGAATCTACTGCATTCAAGCATTTATATTTTGATGGAAATGTAGACTTAAACCAGTCAGGGCTATCTTGTTCGAATGCGCAATTGACAACATGTGAAATGTTATGTTTCTTTACAAATTCTGGTGTTATGAATGACCCTGCTCCAAATAGAATACGGGAGTGAATGTAAGCAACTGGGTCTACTTCCCATCCTCTCGATCTCCGTCTAAATGTAGAGATATCCATTGTATGAAATAGACGACCCTGTTGAAAACGAATTACGTGCATCGAAGATATGTATTGTAATCAAACATGGATTATAAGAAGGTTCACTGCACCGAGTATCACGTTGCTAGGCTTACGAGGAGGAGGAAGGTCATCGCTACTGCAAGGAACACGATCGGAACAAGGAGTCGTGGTTCGGGATGGGACGACCAAAGTTTGCATGCAGAACGTGCAGTCGTGAAAGCTCTTGGTGATATTTCACAACTGCGCGGTTGTACTCTTGAGGTCATTCGCTTAAATAAAAAAAATCAAGTACGTAATTCTCAGCCTTGCCATAGCTGTGAGACATTTCTGCACAAGTGTATGCGAGATTATGGTCTAAGAAAGGTTCTGTATTCGTCCGATAATGAGGATGAGAACGTAAGAACAATTATGGTTTAAATCATTGTGCTAAAAAATGTCGAAAGCACGTAAGAAATAGAAACTGCAATTAATCCAAGGACTCCAGCACCCATATAAGATACAACACCGCCGGATGTATACATATTCGGAATATACTGGAGGAATAAATTACGAGGAACAGGCAGAGAAATAATCATTGCAGCGATAAAAAACGCAATATATGTCATCATACCGCGAATAGCATGTTTAATGTAGGAAAAAGACTGGTGTTGCTGGACGGTTTTTACGTTATTGTTACTGCTAGGTGATAGTGCAATAAACGGATCGACCCCTCCAGTTACAATTGGCGAAAAAGTAGTCGATTGCGGGAGAGAAGGATTCTGAACTGGGCCACCGCCACCTCCTAGTAGTTCACTTAAGTCAGTAGCGCCTTCCATTTATTCTTTATTATATACCTTTTCGCATTTTGTATCTTCCGCAGTGAATTTGTAGCATTTGTTTCCATTACGAACAACATTTGCTTCAACCTCTTTGATACTCATTGAAAGTGTTTTCACCGTCTGGGTAGATCGGCGTAGAATTAGGACAATAAATCCAAATCCTATTAGAAATGAAAAGAAACACATACTAGACGGGTTATGTAACACTTTTAGTATCTGGGGGGATCCAAACCACTTCATTACTTATTGGAAGCGATGAAATTCAATGACTTCGCGTCATCGGAACACTCAACTTCTGTGGACTTGAATTTCACACACCCATTTTTTGTGTGAAATACACTATCATCATTGGGAACTGGAAGCTCATTCTCTTTGTGGTTAGGCGGAATAAACACAGACACTACAAGCAACCCTGCTAATATGCCTATAAATAACCAAAAAAGGTTAATCATTTACTATAGTATATGTAATTTGTTGGAACCCACCACGGAGGATTTACGTACTTTGTGCACATCAGCGAGCCAAGGTAGTTCTGTTGCAAGATAGCCCCAGGGTACTCTTTTTTCATATTTCGGCCTTCTGCATCAGCGCGAACTTTATTTGTATATGACGATGCTTGTGGCATTTACTTACTCTTTTTGCCAGGAATTCGTTTACGCTTCGGCGCAACTGCCTTTGGGATCACTAGCTCAGTTTCAGCGACTTCGGGCACTTGTTTGAGTTGGTCAAAAAACTGACGCGCCTGATCTACGGATAAGTCCCTGTACGCCAGCTCCAGTTTCAATTTGAGGTATCTGTCCATAATTTGAGGTGGGAACATTTCTTACTGCATTATTCCACGTCCTTGGTTCGAACGGAATCTTCTGAAGTTCTTCAGGAGTAGCGGTCCCGTAACTTGCATATAGGAAATACGCAAACGATCCTACAACAACTACAAATAAGATAATATTGAACCACCAAGCAAATATAGAATCGCGAACAGATTTTACCCAAAGAAGATTATTTTCGATGCCAGATATACTTTGTTGAACAAGATGGGACATTATCAGATTTATTGAAATTATAAATCTAGTAAAAGCGTAAAGGAATGGCACTTGTATACGGCGTCCCTCTTGTATTTGCGAGTGTTGGGACATATATTGCAACATCGTTATTCGAAGAACCCGGAATTGACGGGTCATCTTACGGTGAGTCACCTTCTAGTGGAACATCATTTGATGCAACATCTTCTAGTGGAACATCAATGCAGGCCCCTTCATATCAGGCTCCTTCTATCGAGGCCCCATCATATCAGGCTCCTTCTATTGAGGCCCCCTCATATCAGGCTCCAACCTACGAGGCTCCAACCTACAAGGCCCCGTCTTATGGGGCTCCAACCTACCAGGCCCCTTCCACGCTAGGATCAATATTTGGAACAGCTCCGGCACCTGCTAGGGCTTCTAAGGACTCATCTATGTTCGGGTCTATATTTGGATCACCTGCACCTGCACCTCCAGCGCCTCCTGGACCTCCTAAGGAATCATCCATGTTTGGCTCCATATTTGGGTCACCTGCACCTGCGCCTCCTGGACCTCCCACACAGGTGATGCCTCCTGAGAAGCCATCGGTGTTTGGGTCAATATTTGGATCACCTGCACCTGCCCCTCCGGGGCCTCGTCAACGAACGCTGCTTCCATCTATGTTTCCTTCACCACCAAGTCATCTTCCTACGGATCCATCGAATGGACCTCTTCCTAACTTTCCACCAGTACCCACTGATATCCCTACGCCTCCAGCTGCTACACCTCTTCCGGACAGGCCTCCAGCTGCTACACCTCTTCCGGTCACACCTCCAGCTGCTACACCTCCAGCTGCTACACCTCTTCCGGTCACACCTCTTCCGGACACGCCTCCAGCTACTACGCCTCTTCCGGACAGGCCTCCAGCTGCTACACCTCTTCCGGACACACCTCTCCCTGATACACCTCTTCCTGACAGACCTCCAATTAATATACTTGCGCCTCCAGTTGCTACACCTCTCCCCGATACACCAGCTCCAGCGCCACCGACACCACCAGGACAGGATGGATATGACCAGTTGTTTGAAGATATAAACCGCGCAACCGAGGTTGAGCCACCGCCAGCTCCAGCGCCACCGACACCACCAGGAGAGGATGGATATGACCAGTTGTTTGAAGATATAAATCGCGCGACCGAGGTTGAGCCACCGCCAGCTCCAGCTCCACCGACACCACCAGCTCCAGCGCTACCGACACCACCAGCTCCAGTGCCACCGACACCACCAGCTTCAGTGCGACCGACACCACCAGCTCCAGCGCTACCGACACCACCAGCTCCAGCGCTACTGACACCACCAGGACAGGATGGGTATGACCAGCTGTTTGACGATATAAACCAGGAGACCGAGGTTGAGCCACTGCCGGATACACCTCTCCCTACAGATCCATCCAGTAGATCTCTGCCTATGTATATATCAGACAGGTCTCTCTCTACAGACTCATCCAATAGATCTCTGCCTATGAGTTTATCTACAGACTCATCTAATAGATCACTCCTGACAGATCCATCCAATAGATCTCTGCCTATGTATACATCCGAC